TTGGCGTTGGCTGCGGCAAGATCGTATTTGGTGGTGGTTTCGGTCAGGCTCTTCGCGCGCTCGTTCAGTTTGCCAACGATGCTGCTAACAACGCCGTATGCCACCTGAATGGTGTTGAGGGATGCCGTGATACCAGCCGCCATTGCGCCACGGCTTGCGGTTTGGTTCAGGCGCTGCAACTCGGCGGTTGCGCGGTTTACTCCCGTGACAACGCCTGACGGATCAACCTCGGCGCGGATCACGGCTTTCAGTTGCTCGGCCATTAGCCCACCTCCCGCATGAATTCATCGATGCCGTTGCGCACCCACGGGAAAAGTTCGTGCGGCTTGCGCCCCGTGCTTGAGCACGCCAGCACGCCAAGCAGGAATTCAACGCGCTCCAGCGTGGTTAGTTCGGTCTTGGCAATGGCACCAGGCATCATCATGCGTTGCTCGGGGCTGGCGATTCTCCACAGCCGCCGTTCGGCGGCACCGTAGGGCGCGGCTCGTTCACCGCCTCAAGCAGCGCGGCGGCAATGTCGCCGCGCAGCCGCCCCAAGTCTGACGGCACCGCAACCAGCGCGCTGCCATCCGGCAGCGTCACGCACCCGGCCCACCAGTAAGGATCATGCTGGGCACGGTTGTAGTCCGCAAGATTCGGTTCGCGCACGATCACTTCCCCGATTTCGGGAATGGCAACCGTGCGCGTGCGGCCCGTGAATTTGGCAACGTCAATCGGCATCAGGCTTCCTCAATCGTGATCGACCAAGTGCCGGGGCCGCTGCCGTCATCGCTGCGCGCGGCGCTGGTGATGTGCCCCGTAAGGGTGTAAGAAATACCGCCCGCGTCAGACCATGCCAGCGCAACGGTTCGGTTCTGCGCATCGGAAACGCTGGCTGGCGTCATGTGCGTGCGTAGCGCGTTGTCGCTGCTAGTGTCCTGCGCAATCATGTCAAACGTAGCGGTGCGCCGCCATCGCCCTGGTGCGCGCTTCTCTCTGAAATCCGCCAGCGCGGTAGTGTCGATGGAATTCCGCTCATGGGAAACCGACACGTTGCGCACGGGGAAAGCAACCGCGCTGCTGCTCTGAAAGTTGAGTGTGACGCTGCCGCCGTATCCAAGGATTAATGCCATGATTACACCTCCGTGATGTGAATTGAGATCGTGCCTGAAATGCTGCGCTCGGCATCCTGCTGCCCGTCATCAGGCGTTGCCGCATCGGTGCTGAACGGGCCAAATGCCTCAACCGCCATCTTGTATGTCTCGGTGGAAACGGTGATTGTGTATGGCCCGCCATCAAACTCCACGTGCAGATCCGACAAGTTACTAAAGCAGTAATCCAGCGAGTCTCCAACGATGGTCACAGTCAGTTCAATTTGCCAGTAGGCGCTGGCCTTGGTCGACCATTCCCAAATTCCGTTTCGCAGCATCGGCACGCGCGATATCTGTACATCCCAAATCCAGCACGGCGTACTGCTTCCGGCTGCGCGAATACTTGAGAACAGCGGAACATCCACAGAATTGGCTGCCGTTTGCATCCGATCAATAACGGCAAGCATGGCATTCCTGAGGCTCATGCTGCCCCCTTGAGCGCCGCGCGCGCTTCACGCAGGATGGATTGCGATATCTCCCGGAATACGCGCGCGCCGTTCGCGGTGACGTAGCCGCGCGAAATCCCACGGCCACGAATGCGCTTCGCCATGCTCATGGCTTTCGCAATCCTGCCGCGCCGCTTGTCTGTGTAACTCGCCAGTTCCGCGTACTGCTCCCGTGCGCTGGCGTACATCGCTTGCATCGCCTTGCGGCGCTCGGTCTTGGCTTGGAAGTTCTTTCCCTTGATGCGCTCAAATATCGCCTTGCGCGCTTTCTTCACGTAGGCGTGTCGGGCATCGCGCTGGCCGCGCAGTTCCTGCGAAATGTTGGAGTACGCATCGGATGAACCACGGCTTGCGTGCCGGAATCCATCCTCAAGCAAATGCCAAATCCGCTGCCGCCCCCTTGCCGCCTTGCCGCCAGCGCCGCCGTACATGACTCCAACGCTGCCGCGAATCCTGCCATTCTGCACGCGCCGAATGTCGATGCGGGTGGCGCTGGCAATGGCCCGCCGGTGCGGTGCCTTGCCCTTGAACTTCGCCTTGCCCCACAATCGCCGTAGGTCATCTCGCACCTTCATCAGCGGCTTGCGCATCCCGCGCTTGCGCACGTTCGTGGCAATCTGCTTGGGCAACTGCTGGAGCACGCGCCGTACCTCGGCATCCTGCACGGTGATCCGCATACTCATGGCAGCACCTCGGTGGCTTCGATTTCCAGCCGCCGCCGCCGCTGATCCCTGTCCCAGCACGCGCGCACGTTGAACGTCCGCTGCGTGCCGTTGTCATTCCAGAGCAGCCGTGAACGGGTGCTGCAACTCGGGTGGTAACTGGAGAGCACGCGCCAATCGGTGCGCACGGCGTTGCCCATGTCATCCATGACTTCGTTGGTTTGCGCCATCTCAACGTGGCAGTACAGGATTGCCACGTTTACCCACGCTTCCCCGCGCTGCCCCCATTGGTCGATGGTGGCAACTGGATTCTGCAACGTCATCGGCACGCGCAGCATCCCGGATGGAACGTGCCCAGGCACTACCCGATGCCCTTGCCAAGCATGGCCGTAATCCGATCCCAGTAGTCCCCGGGCAGCGTGGCCGTGTCATCGCCACGGCTGGCTTCCAGTTGGATTGTGCGCTGGAGCAACGCCATCTCCAGCAGCGGATTCAGCACGGCGTTTCCGGCATTGACGGTGATCAGTTGCGGGTAGGTAAGGCCCGCTGGCATCTTGGCGTAGTGAATGCCGTTCTTGAGCACCAGCGTCAGCGCCGTTGGCGTTGCGCCCACCAAGTACGTTGCAACTGTCGCTGGCTGGCGCTCCAACCGCACTAGCCGTTCCTCATTGTCCGGTTCATAGGGCACGTACTGCGTGCGCGTGACGGGCACGGCGCACCAGCCCGTGCGCATCTCCAGTTCCCGCGTGGCCGCTTCCCACGCGATATTCAGCGCAGCGTCATCGTCCTGATGACTCTTTCGCGCCCACGCTCTGACTTTCGCTATGTCGATTGCCATTCGTGCCCCCAACCGTTGGGGCGGGTTGGCGAACCAACCCGCCCCACGGCGGTGAGAGTGAACCTATCAGGCGTTGGTGACGGCCAACTGCACCAGCGACTTCACGCGGGTGTGTGCGGACTGCGCGAACATCGTGCCGTAGAAGCGCACGCGCGCCGATGCCGCCTGAGAAATTTCATCTCGCATGAGGGTCATGCCGCCCCATTCGCGGATGGAGAAAGCATCGCGGATGTTGCCCAGCACCGCCAGCACGTTGACGCCAGCCGCAGCCGTGCTCACGCGCGTGTACTCGGTGACGTACACGGGCAGACCGAACAGCGTGAATCCAGCCGCCGTGCTGATCGCACGATCAACGCTCGGCGTGAGGATGGGCACGTTGTTCGCAAGGATGCTGGACGTAGCAGCGTAAACATCCTGCGGCATGATCCACGCGGCGTTGGCCCAGTTAGACGCGGGCAGCGACTCATACCGCATCTTGAGGAGGTTCGCCACCGTGAGGCCAGCGGTGATCGACAGCGCGCGCGTGGTGCCCGTGCTGGTTGCCGTCACGCGGTTCGTGGTGGTTTCGTTCTTGAAGATTCCCGTAGGGCCGTTCGTGGTGCCGGGGGTAGTGGTGCTGGTATCAACACCAGGGCCGCACACGTAGCCGCTCTCAAGGTTCTTGGAGAGTTGCCGCATCAGCGTGTCCATGATTTCGGCCTCAAGATCGAAATTGGACTGAATGATGGCTTGCTTCGAAACCTGCGTGTAGGGCAGACACGCAACCGGGTAGAAAGGCTTTTCCGCAAACGCGGGATCGGCTTCAACCGCTGCGGTGGTTGCGGTAGTGTCCTTGACGGCCCACGATCCCGTGAATCCGGCGCTCTCCATCGTATTCCAACGCACGGTGGTGTAGCCCTGCACGCCTGTGCGCAGATCGGCAAGGTTGCGCACCACGGTGTTGGCATCAAGGTACTTCAGGATGCCATCTTCGTAAATCTTCGGAACCAGCACGCCGCTGCTACTGCCGCTGTCGATGGCGCGCTGTTCCGGTGCCTGTCCGCCGCGCATCCAAGACATGAACTGATCGCGGTACTCGGTGGTGGCAACCCAATCGGCGTTTCGCTTCTGCGACTCGCCAACGGCCTTTTCCATCGCTGAGTAAGACGCGAAACGCTCGCGCAACTGCGCGCTGCGGATCTCGCTGTCGATGCGCTGCAGTTCGTTGGCAACTTCGTGCCCACGCGCTTCCTGCTCAACGGTCATGTTCTCGGCGGCAAGAATGGAATCGCGCTCGGCCACCAGCGCCTTGCGCTTGTCATGCAGTTCGGAAACCTTCATTTCAGACGCTCCTTAGACGCAGACGCAACCGCGCGTGCGCGGCGTTGGTGTGTCTCGCTTCAACCGCTGTCTGCGTGTATGCGGCATCGGCAACAATGGAAATCTCGCGCAAATCGACCTGCTCAAGCACGCGCTCGGCGCCGGCCCAGGAATCGCGCTTCACGTAGAAACCGAAACTCATTTCGCGGTAGATCCCCGCTTCGACCATCGCGCGAACGTCACGCGCGCGCTGCGTGTCGGGCAAGTTCACTTCAAACGCCAGCCCCTTGGAATCGCTGCGCAGTTGCAGCAGCCCGCTTCCCGTGGTGGCAAGTAGTTCGCGCGCATCGTGCCCGATCAGCAGTTGCACGTTCGTTGCGGCCATGCCATCAAACGCACCGGGGCGCACGCGCTCCACGAATGGCTTGTTATTGTTGAGGCCACGAATCGTCAGCGGGCGGCTTGGCGCGTTGTACACGGCTGCGTACCCGGACAGGCGATTGCCCTCGGTATCGAATCCGGCGGTGCGAATCTCAAGCATTCTGTTCCTGCTCCTCTCCAGCAGCAAGCAGCGCCGCCGTTGCACCGGGCATGGAAACCATCGGCGTGTCCATGCCATCAATCGGCGGCAAGCCAATTGCAGCCCGCGCATCGTTGGGGCTGGCAACGCCAGCAAGCACCAACTTGCTCCACGCCATCCCCTGATCCTTGAGGCTTCCCCGCGTGATCGGGCGCGTGTCGATCTTGGCGTATTGCCCCGGCGCGCAGAGTTTGCGCGTCAACTCGGCTTCCCACGCCGCAGCCCACGCCGCAATTGCGCCGTCCGAATAGGCGCGCGCGGTTTCCGCTTGGCTGCTCAACGCGCCGCCGCCCTGCTG